ATGCGTATTCTGTCTTATCTGCTGTATCTTTAAATAGTCTTGTATTGACGGGTTGAAAGGAATCAGTAACAATTATTCTGTCAAAGTATTCGTTGATTAGTGTTTCATTTTGTTCTAATGTCTCTGCATTGGTTATTAGACATATCTCATCAAATAATGAAAGATTCTTTCTGGCGAAACCAGCACACGCACAGGCAGTTTCAGCATAGTTGACGTACTCATTATTCTGAGCAAATATTATTATACCCTTACTCATATTAAATCTCTAAGACTTTTTCTATTTTGCGTGAACTTCGTAATTGTTGATATTCGTTGTAGTAATCATTCACTACCTCAAAATATAAACTTGATACTTCTTCGAGAAACTTTTCAGTGTCTTCGATGCGAATTGGGATATCATTCTTATCAAGCAATGAGATTTCAGTTTTTCCACTTGAAACAACAAAGTTCATAAAAGATATGAGTGATTGGTCAACAGAGAACGAGCCACCAGCAGTACTGTAACTTAGTAAGTTTTGTGTTTTAACTTTAAGATTGTTTTTTGATAGATTGAAAGTCTTCATGGTGTTAGAAAAATCTAACGCTTTCTCTAATCGTTGTAAGTCTTCATTCGAAGGCTGTATAACTCCCTCTTCTTTTATAATGTCTGACATGGTTTTCTCCTATATTAGTATTAATAATACAGTAAAACGCCTTGAAAGTCAAGTCTAAAGAGAAGAAATAGTTGAATAAGTCGGGGATGGAAGATTAACACCAAGGGGATTATCATCTGGTATAAGTTCGTCTAATGTAACAGTAAGTACGCCCGCAACATAGTCAGTTCCAGTCCAAGCACCACTATAAGGTGGATTGGCCCATGTTCCAGTTTTCGCAGGATAGATTTCATCGAATGCCATTTTAACATCAATGCCAGTAGTGCTGTTTATTTTTGCGTAAATATTCAATTGATTGCCTGAATAGTTTCCAGTACCGCCTTTAGTGTATATTAGTGTATAACTTGTAGTCAGGTTATTGAATCCTACTCCAGGTGTACCTACACTCGCTGAACTCTCAGTTGCAGTATGACTTAATTTTACAGTTGCGATTGCACTTAGCATTGTTGCCCAATCGGCACTTTGTGCGTGAGAGGCATCTGTAGGAACAAGTACTGCGTCAAATCTGATTTCACCACCTGAATTGAAAAAGTGTCTACGAGCATCGGTGTCTGTAAATTCTACCTTTGCTTCATAAAATACTTGAGATGCTGATGTCCAAGTAGGTGTTCCGTTATTTGGATCTATGAATGTATTTAAGTTTGAAATTTGATTAGGAGTAACAGTCATATATGCTATATCACTGTTGAGTTTGTTGCCAACTATAGTTGCTATATCAGCCGTTAATGTTGGCAATATAGAAATGAGATTACCTATTACAGGCCAACTAGCATCTGCTGTACTAGATGGCACTGAAATTGTCGTTCCTTGGTGTCTGGCAGCATAAAGCATAGCAGTCAAAAGTTCATCCCACAATGATGCTGTCACACTTCCGCCTACTACAGCGTTAGTGACAACGAGATGACTTTGACCATATCCCGAATCTGTCGCGCCAATACCTACGATGTCATTTATATCGTTAGCAAAAAGGTTAAAGTCCGAAGCCCGAACTTTACCTCCTAGATAATAACTCTGTGGCATTTATATATCTTCCCAAGCAATCAGATTATAGTGAATCTGTCACTGTAAATGATGGATTACTTATACTAACTGATCCCGCTGGATTAGACATTTTTAATGAAGACATAGTTACTGTTGAAGTTCCGGGTACTGTATCAGCACCAGTCCATGACCATGCTCCACCGTAACCTGAACCACTACCTGAACGAGCCACGTGAGGATCGCTTAATGTAGTTTTCACGTATATATCTCCGCCATTTAGATATGCTTCTACTTGAATATAGTTTGAACTATAATCAGAGTCATCTGCATATTCTTTTTTGATAATTGAGTAACTGCCTGTTAAATCAATGTACTTTTTATTAGTAGATGAGTCTGAATCATTTTCAGATGGTTTTGCTGAGATTTTGTATGTTCCCATTTCACTAGTAAGTTGTTCCCAAGAAGTTCCTTGTTGGTTAGAAGTTGAATCACTATGTGATGCTGAAATTCTAATTTCTCCACCTGCAGCCATCCATTGGTTCATTGCTGTCATATCAGCAAATGATACACGTACTATTTGTTCATGTGTACCGTTCCAGTTAGATACTGTCTGAGTTGTTTCAGATGCAACAGTTGTATCCCAACCAGTAGCATAAGACCAAGGCGCTACGAAGCGGGCGTTGATGTCTGATTCAAAACTTGAAGCACTAGCACCATAATGGTTCCAGTTTATTGTTGTTCCTGCGTCTACCGCAGTGAATGGATTTGATATGTTGTAGAAATTTGATATTTTTGCTGCCGCACTGTAGATTGAATCTAAGTATGCATCATCAATAACTGCACCTGTCGAAGGGTTTGCTGAAACTGAATGAGACTGGTTATAACCGCCGAGTACTCCAGTTCCGTTAAGTATTGTATTCATTTTGTCACGTAGACTACTTAAATCTGACGCTAATATTGTTGAGCCTGAAGCCATTGTTATACTCCTCTAAATTTAACTAATTTGAATTGTAACTGTGTAATCAATTACAATCGTTCTATTTGCTGCCAGCAACACGGGATGGAATGTCACATGTGTCAGCATTAATGTTTTTGTTTTATCAAGTGAGCCACTATCAGTGACACCAGATAATAACCCAATTTCATCGATAGTAAAGGCTTTAACTGATGTAACATCAGTTGAACTATCACTCGATGGTATTGTTTCGCCTACAGCAGTTGCGTAATCCGCGTGAGTCAAGTTCACACTGAAATTGACTTTTGCTGTGTTGTTTGGTACTGTCTTCCCGCTCATATCCTGACCCGGATAATATACCGTGTTTATTGTTTCTTGTTCGTACTTCGGTACATACAATGAAGAACCACTCGATGTTATCGGCAGTTGATCATATGTTGAACTTATTCTTGGAGAACGATATGAAAGCGTTGTAGTAGAAACACTTCCACCATTACCAAACGCCATCCAATTGATACTTGGAGCAGAACCCGATGCATTCACACTTGTTGGTTTATTTGCAAGTGCAGATGCGAGTACATACGCCATGTTTCCAGGATGTATTGCATTCTTCTTTTGTACAAGTATTTCTCCACTATCTTTATCGTAGATTTTTAGTGTTCCAATTACTTGTGAGTCTATTTTGTCATTAAACATGTATTTGTCTCTTTGTTGAGTCTTTATTATATTTATCTTACATTGTATTTATGCTTTTCGTCAATATGAAAAGTCACACTATAAGTCTTGTAAAACTATCTGTAACGGAGTGTCAAGTACATACACGATGTCATTACTTGTAAATCCGTATCCTAATCCAGTGTATAACGCTCTATTGCTAATAGTTAGCACTGTTGATACTTTTTTGTCGTACAACATAAATTCTATATCAGAACTTCCTGCTTTTTGAACTGCTATTAGTTTCTTATTAGTATCAGATGCACTAGCAACAAATTTTGATGAATCTGCTGTAGCAACTGTAAGAGTTGCTCCATCAAATGCAGTTATAGTTCCCGTAGCAGTAACGTCTATGCTATATCCTCTGCCGTAAATATCATAAACATAAAGTAGGGTATTGTCAATAGTTTCTGAACCAATTCCCGATGAGATATCTCCCGTATATGTTTGTAATCTTAATATTGTTGCTTCGAGTCCATCAAACCTTACAAAGCCAGTATCAAATCCATTCGGTCCAGACGTTGGAGTATTTCTGTTTCTTAGTAACGAACCTTGTTCATATTCGCCATCAAGAATACTTGGAAATGATGTAGGATCTTGAGTTTCGTAGTCACCGCCATCTATCAATGATTCTTCGTATCTGCTATTGTTGCCAAAATCTAAAGTAAGATTCATTTTCTCTTCAACAGATGTAGATGCAGTTAGTTTATCACTTGTTGTATTTGTTCGTGTAATTTCTCTTACTTTAACGTGATATGGTTTTGCTTCTCTAACATATTCTAATACATCAGTTTCACTATCTCTTTGATACACTGCGTACTGTTTTAAATCTCTGTTATATAAATTCAAATCTATGTAACTTGTTTTAAACAACCAAGCAGGGTAACTCTTCTCTGTGTAAAGATAATTTACCATAGTGAAGAATATATCATTAATAAACGATGTGTCTGGATAATCCTGAATCATATTCATTAATTCCTGAATCTGAATTCCAACAGCATTGTTATAATATGTGCTTTGGTGTGGTTCTGATTTCCAAGGTTCTAAATTTATCATATTATTAAATGATATACTTAATGAACTCTTGCTTCTGTTGACTAGTTTTAATTCGCCATTGACTTCAAAGTAATATTCATTGTGAGTTGGCAATTTTATCTTAAATGATTTTATTCCACTTTGATATTCTTTTAGCATATCAAATTCTCTTGTAGTCGATAGATACGAGAAGGTGTCTATTGTTTTATAATTATCGTTTAGATACCAATCAGTTAAATCAAAGATAAGATCGTCAGTGTCTATGTACTCCTTGTACTTGGCATATGCACTTACTAGTAACTTACTTTTCATTGTATCATTTATAACTGAAGCGAAATTACTTCTAGCAGTGTGGTTGGATGTGAACCAGTTATCTGCCTTAGCCGTAACTTTATATACTCTTAATATATCTCCCTCTATCATCGTAAGTGAGGTGCGTGATATCTGTAAGTTAGAACCAGCAATAGTTAGATAACTTGCTTGTACTGTATTACTATTGAGAGTGACTACTATGTCATTGATTGCTAAATTAGTAATAAAAGAAATTGGAATTATGGCATTATTAACATCAGTCAGTTGTGATGCTATAAGTCCAGAAGTGTATGTCTGTAGTATAGTAACATTGGATACTGATTCAGTCATATCTTTTAAAAATTTAGCAGGCACAATAGTATCTGAATTCTCTGCTAACATTTCCCAATCAGTGTGACCCTTACGAACTCCAGGTTCTTGTTGATAATGCAATGTGGTACTAATCGTTTCGCTGTTATATGACGTAGCATTATTACTAATAAGAACACTTGATGGTCCAACTGGTATAAACTTATTCTTAGTTCCGCCTGCTGAAATCAACATTGCAAGTTCAACGACATCATCGCCCATTGATGACCAATAGAAATAATCTGTAACTTCTTTGCCCGCAACATCATCATAATATTTCTTAGTATTATATATTGCTGTCTCGACTGGCAATATTCTAGATTTTGTCCATTGCTTTACAACTACAACTGAATCAGGTACTAGCAGTCCCCAATATTTCTTTACGTAGTTAATACTTAGATTTCCGTTAGAATCACCATAATCGTTATATCTATAAAATCTTGCTAAGTCTGTGTCCCACCATATTTTACCTATTTTCTCATCTAACCATATATCAGAACTAGTAACTGTATCATAACTCGCTGGGTCATTCCATGCGATATGATCTAATTTAGAAACAATTGAACCTGGCATTTTTAAGTTAAGTGGATCGTATATTTGATGATTAATAAAATTATCGTCATCTTGTATTATCAATCTTTTTGTTAAATCTGTGTCAATGACAGTTGATTGTCTAGCATAGATTGAGAGTGTTCCAGTCGAATTTCTATCAAGTATTGCCCATCCTCTAGACTGATAATCATCTGCCCATAATTTACTTGCACTGTTTAGTCCCAGACTAGTATAGAATTCTGTGAATGTAGCCCCATTGATTCCGGGAGTATATCGTATTGATTTCCAAAGCATTGCTTTATAGTTTGCACTACTTGTTACATTGGAGTAATCTCTTACGAGTCCTATTCTAGTTAACAACCCCTCGACTGTTCCAGAGAATGACATACTTACTCCAGTGTGAGTGAATATCATTCTGCCGTCACTTGATAAATTAACAGATAGTCCCGTTGTAGATGCTGACGTTATTTGATCTGCAAATCCTATTGCAGTAGAACTTAATACTGATGTGTTTGAAAATGTACCAACTGCTATTCCAATATCAGTTAGAGAATTTCCTAGTATGTTACTAGCAACTATGCTTCTTTCAGAACTTGTTATCAAAACTTGTCTATCAGAACGGGCTGCTGTTGTTGTTGATGTAGTGAATACTTGAGCATTTAAATCACTGACAATATTATCAGTAGCATCTATCGATACTGTAGTTGTTGCATATCCTATTCTTCCCATAGCACCTGTGGTTGAGCCAGCAGTTTCTTCACTTACTATCAAGTTATGACCTGTACTTGTTATTTTAATTGTACCAGTTACAACTGTGGCTGTTATCCCTAGAATACTTAGTGCATTTATTTGGGAAACAACACTAGTTGCAGTTGGATCAGAATTAGCATTGTAAGTACCCGATGTGATGCCCAATTCAGATAATGCTGTTCCAGAGATGATCATTGAAGTGCCAGAACTTGTTATTACCATATTACTGCCATTAATAGAACAAGTAATGTCAGTTATCGTATCAAGTTCAGTTGCTAGGTTGTCTAGTTTCGACTCATAGTATAATGTAGTAGTAGATAATCCCAAGTCTTGTAACGCACTACCTGACATATCTAATTCTGGAGATGATGTCGTTAGAACTAATTCGTCAGTTCCTGAGTTAGTAGCAACTACTGAAGTTGATGTTGAATTGATTGCTGTAATAATTTCAGCAATAGTATCTCCTAGAGTAAGATTCACAACTTGCCCATTAATTGATAATGGTTTTGTAGATGCCATCACTGGGGCTGTTACTGTTCCAGTCGTAGTTAATGCTACTACTGTCTTTGTTACTCCATCGATGATAACTGTGTTGCCTGTTGTTAATGTTGAACTCTTCGTAGCGGTTGAAGTTAATGAAATCCCAGTAGAAGAACTATAGTCTATTGTCAGAGGGGTACCATCAATTGTTATAATATCGCCATAGTTTCCAGCAAACGCAGTCGTTGTTGTTGCAACTGTTCCGGTAAACGTTACTGTAGTATTTGTTGTATTCTCAACTAATCCCTCATCATTGTAGATAACGAATCTTGCTTGTTCTCCAGGAGACACTACTGGGTTTGCAACTGTACCAAGTATCGAGATTCCAGAAGTAGAGGCTGAGGCTGGCGTATAAGTGAAACTTTCGCCATCAATAACTAGTGTGTCACTGGCAGTGAATGTAGGGTTACTTACTGAACCAATTGCCTCAATGCCAGAATCTGCATTCGTTGGAACAAATATACTATTAGTAGTTGATGCATCTATTTCAATAATCACTGGTTCGAAATCTTCTTCGAATACTAGATATTCGTAAATAGTTGTCGCACTTACAGTTTTTGTTCCGTTTGCGGCAAGTAAATAATATCCGTCTATCGTTGGATCTATTTCAGGTCCTGAAATCTTTAGATAAATTGCTTTATCAATAAAGGCAGCATCTATCTCATTAATCATTCCAATATATAGTTGATTGTCAGAAGTTTCTCCAACATAACTTATTTCTGCTACTTCACTTAATCGTACCACATCCCAGTCTCTATCTGTATCGAATTGAACCCACGCAGTATCGCCCTCGTATAGTGTATTGGTTGATGTTGATAATCCAACTAGTTCACTCTGAGTTTTTGTTACGTAATTTACATCGGCAGCATCAACATATCCAGAAGTCTTGATTGCTAGTGCAGGCTTAGATGACTGAGCAACAAGTGTTTTCGTTATGTTTTGATATTCTATTAAGAATGGATCACTAACCATATCGTTAACTACTACATCTTGTGCCATCATAAGATTAGTAGATACTTGCCCGTAGTCACTTAATTTAACTGCCCATATATCAGAATGCTCGATATCTTTGAAGTTACTATTGTTATTAACAATTCTATTAATACTTGAATTTGTTCCTTTGTGAGTTAAGAATCCTTTGTAGAATTCTAGTTGTGATTCTCTTTCAACTCCATGGTTAGACAAGTATGCTCTCGTTGTATATCCCATGTGATTTGACTTTAATTTGTTAACTATCGACAATGATTGGTCGACAATTGTATTTCGATAATGACGAGTTTCTTCAATCATTGTATCGAAGTTTGGTATTAATTGATCATTGTGTACAAGATACCCATCGACAGACATAGTTCCATCCCAATCTACTGTTCGATTACAATCAATTTGCATTCGAAGATTACGAGTGTGAGTATGCGGGTCATATATAATATCTTCGTAACTGTCAACTCTATCAACAACAAATGCATGTTCAATATCTCTTACGTCCATTTTCATTCCATAGATAGGAACGTTACTAGTGAACGATAATTTGGCACCGTCTGTATGAAAATTAAGTTCATTGTTCGGTATAAGTCTACCTGATGAATCTACTACTCTATAAAAATTCTTGAATGTTTCAGTGGCTACACTCGCTACACCGTAAGTCGCATTAAAACTGCCCCTTGTTAATAGTGGAGTCAATGTAATAAAGTCGCCGATAGAATGTGTCTCAGTCTGCCAATCTAAGAACTTGTACAATAGATTTTCCCAATCTATGATATCTCCACTTCGGTCTGAGTCTGTGAATTCCCACCCTACTAATTTTAAGTAATGTTGATAACCCATAATCAAATGAGCAACGTCATCTACTGTCTCTAGGATGTCGCCGTAATTATAATTCTTTATAGTGTCATCTACTAACTCTTTATATCCATTAGCCTCTGTTTTATTTGCTGTTGGCCATTCTGCTACTGGTTTCCAATCTTTAATATTATCATCAAATACTGTAGTTGATGTATGATTTTTGAGACAAACATACGGAGTGTCATTCCACAATATATACGAATCTACTCTATAATATTCTCCACCTTGCCATTGTTTCAGTGTAAGTTTCTCTCCTGCTGTTGAGAATGTTTTCTTGCCACTTGCTTTATCCCATCCCATTGAGTAGAATGTTGGATTAATCTCATCGTACCCATGTACTTGAAACCCAAACTTACTAGTCTTTGGCTGTGATATAAGTGTCCATCTACCGTAATCAAATGTAATTAAACCAGCAGTCTCTTTCGTAGAGATACCTGTTATTTTTCTTTTATAGTATTTGCTGTCGCCCGAGTTTAGAACAATATCTCCCTTGATGTAACTCGCCGCATTGGCAAGACTATAAACAGGATATGGTTTGTCTAGTGATACTTTTTCTAGTACGATAGCACTAAAGAATTCACTTCGATTTGGCACACCAGCATGAACAAATAAATCATAATTGTCTGTTGGTATTTCAGAGAATCTACTATTTGATAATGAGTTGTTCTCTGATTGTAGTTTGAAATTATTGACGAAGCCACCTAACTTTGAACCCAACTTAAATGAATAATTGGCTTTGTCTGCAAGAACAACACTAGTGTCTATGCCCTCGTTCTTATTAGAGTATGCAATAATTTCTTTTATCTGTGTGCTATAATTGTACATCACTTCGAATGGACTCGACAATAACATTAATGTGAATTCAGCAAAAGCAAATTCACTACTTCTTGTCCAAGCAAGTTCTACTGGAGAACCATCTCCGAATTCCCACGCTTGGTTCATCAGTAATATATCATCTGATGTTATCGCACTGCCAAAGAATAATTCGTTTGGCGTTTTGATATTGCCATTAGCATCAACTGGGATAGGTGCATCAATTGGATTCGAAGATTTTAATAATTCCCAAAATGACACCAGTGTATAATTGGCGCCATATGTTGTATTAAATCCACTTGGCTTTTGAGATAATTTTAGTGCTTTCCATGGTTCGAGTAATGGTCTATCTGTGCCGTACGCACTTATTAGTTGTCCTCTCCAATGTCCATTAGCAGTCTCATCCTTTGCTCGATAGTTCCAAGTCTTGTAGTCGGCAGCATCGAAGTCTGTGTTGTCTAGATTATCAATGTTATTTCTCATCATCCATTTCTTAAAGAATGGATACATAATATATTTCTTTTCAGCATTTGAATACTCAGCATTAGCAGTGCCGTATAGTCCATAATTCATACTATCTACTTTAGCACTCTTATTATTTGCCAAATTATTAAATATTAAAGTTTCGAATACAAGAAGTACATTATCAATTCGTGTTCCGTATGCTGGAATTAATGAGCCATCATGCCCTTGTATAAACGAAACATCAGGATCGTAATTAGTATCTACAATAATTTCTGGACGATATGCAGGTGCAATCTTTAATGATGTCGCACTTGGTGGTATGTAGGTTTCTTTTGTATTACTATAATGTCTAACAGTTAGTGCGTCACTCATTAGTAAAGTAGTTGTAAATGTTAGGTGCGTTGCACTTGGTGATATTGTATAATCTACATCCAATCGCTGAATAACATCGTTCAAAATAACAACAAGATCTTTATCATTTAGTATCGTATTGCTAAGGTAGCCATCAATTACTTGTTCTGCTGATCCATAAGTAATATTGATAGTTGCTGTTTCGTAATGAGAATAATTATCACCGAAGTTCAGCATAGAACTATCTTTGAAAATACTCACACTTGAATGTTTTCCAAGGGCAATAATGCCAATCGCTTCTTCTACTATTTGTAAATTAGTTTTAGTCGTGTTTGAACTTGATTCTAAAATAGAAATAACAGTAGTCAAAAATTTATTTTTGTAACCATTATATGCACCAGATAAAAATTCTGTTGCTTTAATAGGGTCGTAGTCATCTCGTGTCAGTGCGAAGTATGCCTCTTTGACATCAACTGAATTACGAATAAGTACACTACCTTGATTCGAATATCTTAGTTTATCTGTATTTGTTCCCGAATTTCTATAATTGTTAACTGCGTTAGCACTGCCAGTTAACCCTGGTACAGTTTCAATTATACGAACGATATGTTCATAGACAAGAGAGTACGTCATCTCTGTATCTACGTATGATTTGTTATCTACGTTATATTCAACAGATGGATTGATGCGTTGAAATACAGTGTTGCCATCATATACAACTGGAGTAGCAGTACAATAGTCAACATATACGTTGCCACTAACTGTCGCTGTCATGGAAATTTTATTTGTAGCACTGCTGAATGTATAGTTTCCTATTTGTTTTTGTCCGTCTACATACAAATCTATTGTATTAGAATTTTTTGGTGCTTGTAGTAATTCGATATCTGTTACTGCTAAACTATCGCCTAGTTCTTGTCTTAGATTTCGATAATCAAATGTCGATTGAATATATAACTGCGTGTATGTAGATGATAGGTTATAAGACGAAGTAGCTAACAAGTCTATGTTAAATACGAATTCACTTTCATAGTCGCCAGACATTAACTTTGGTTTCAATCCTAATTCAGTATCGTTTGTATACGCACCAGTTACATAATGAAATATTTTTACGTCACTAAAATACGAGTTATTAGAATCATATGACTTGAACGTAGGGACTGTAAATGCAGATGCAACTGTGGTTGCGGCACTAGTAGTACTTAACTCGATGTTCTTATCAAATTCAATAATAGGTCTTAGTGCTTGAGATATTAAAGTAAAGTTAGCATCAGTGATTAAGGCTTTAATGTCATCATAGTGATACCATGAATTATTAGTTTTCCAAAAGTCTGTAGGAACTGGAGTATCTGTTGATAGTTTTTTATCAATTGTGACGTAATGTTTGTTTGTTGAACCAGTGATTGATGCATCAAAATTAGGAGATACCCAGTAGTACATACTGTAGTTGGCAAACTTGTCTAAGTCTATTGGTAATTGAACTGTGTCTAGTTTACTCTTAAATAATCTTCGGTGGTCATTCGTCAATGCACCTTTATTATATAATGCATTTAGTAAGTCGTCATAGAATACATTATCAGTTGCGTCTATGTTTGTAAAAGTTGGTTCAAGACCATAATTATCTCTAGCATAAGCGGTTGCCGGATACGAAAGATATATATCATTGCTGTTATATATTCCCTTTTCCCTTCTGCCAACAAATGCTTTTGTTTTCTCCATTTCACCAACAGAGAATACACGGTCTAATGTAGTTTCGAATATTGTTTCTAACTCATCGTTCTTTAAATGACTTGGTAAAAAGTCATAAATCTTCTTTGCCATATTATTTGCCTACCAATTCAGATTGTGCTAATTGTGTTATTATTTTTACATCACTAGATGTCGTTACTGCCATAAATATTTCATTTAATGCACATGATATACTTAACAAATCTTCAAATTTATTTGTTGAATATTTTGGTGTAATGATTACACTTGAAATATAATCACCCAGTTCTTTATGTAAGAATGCTGCCAGTTCTGAGAAGTAGAATGTTGCTCCGAAATCCCAGTTGTTAATTGCAAAGTACTCATTTACTTTAGCAGATACCTCTGTCTTGATTTCACTATCAGTATATCCAACACCTAATCTCTTAATGACTTTAAATATTGCTTGATTTTCATTACTCGCGTATGAACCAAATAGATATTTAAACTGTACTGGAATATAAGCAATGTGATCTGCTATCGCTCCCTTTGGCTCAATGCTATTCATTATCTTTGCTAATTCAAAATTGTTAGGAGCAATTGGAGTGGCAGTCAAGAAGTCATTTGCTACCCATTCATTTACTTTTCTAACATAATCAGAACTCAACACATACATATCGATAATATTACTAGTACTAGGATCTATTCGCTTGTTTATATCAGCGTAATGGTCCCATCTAAAACTTGTAAATTCGTCTTTAACAAATGTTATACCCTCTGTGACTCTGTATTGTATACTATTATAACTGATTTGCACATTGGTGCCTACAGTCTGATCTACATAATCAGTACCAGGAGTCATCAGACTCCATCCACCCAATTCGCGTATCCACCATCCCGGAGTAGTTATATTGTAATATATCGTTGCGGTTGCTGGTACTGTAGTTGTCCCCGTGGCAGCAACGACAGTTTTTGATGCTCTTTCATATTGTATGTTATTATCAGTGTATTGTTCCATTACAACCATTTCGCCAGTCGTAATATCTAGCATGCCAAACGGATTATCACTTGTATCTGAAGTCAATAACTTAACTTTTGTACTGTCTTTATATCCAGCAGAAGTTAGGTAGTCATCATAAACGTATGAAGATACTCCAGTATATGTAGTATTGACTGAATTTGTTCCTACTGAAAGTCCAAATGATGCACTGACTCTCAGTGAGAAATCTGCAATAGTGGTTATATCAGCATTCACTCCAATGATTACATCAATTGCTTCGCCAACTGTTATTGCGTATGTCCAAAAAATAATCTTGTAGTTTGTACCACTTGTGTTAGTAACTGTTATGTCATCATTACTAAGTATTACGCCTGCACTATTTCTGAGTAACAGATTACTAGTAGTTAGCGGAGTTGAACTTACTACTGTAAATTCTCCATAAGCATATTGTTTAAAATAAATATCAGAATCAAGACTATTATAAAAAGCCGATGCGGCAGTAGACATAGTAAAAGTATATTCGTCTGTCGCGGGAACTCCTGGCGTTCCTGTTACGAATGTAGTAGCAAAATCTGTTGTTTCGGTCGCGTCAGATACATCTATCCATTTGAAATTGCCACTGGTTGCGGCAGTATTAAAATAAGACAACGATTTTTTGCCCTTGAATCCTAAAGTATCTAGTTCATTAGAAGTTTCTGTCGCGTATGCGTTAGTGGCAGCACCAACGTTGCCAGTATAACCCTCTAAGAATCCAACTGCGTCAAGTGACGTGAACGCATCTGCAGGTGCGAACGTAGTGACAGGAACATCTGTTCCGCCAGCTATAGGAGTTTGTGCTGTTGAATAATTTGCTAAATCACTTACACCTATTGAAAGTTTGTATTCATTTGCATCTGCTGGAACGACTGCGTATTCATCAGTGTATCCTATAATTTTCCATGCACTACTACTAGGATATGTAATCTCAGTAGTTCTGTCAAGAAGATATTGTATTCCATCAGGTGATACTAGATTATGAGTGTACGTTGTGCCACCACCAAAGTCATTATTTTCTACAAAATCATAAGTCGTTGGAGCGCCACTATATTTAAATATAGCATCAAATGTTGCGCCAGTACTACCATCAGTTGCTACAGATGATAATGGAACTTGTCCTACTGTTACTTCCTTACCTGTTGCTTGAGTTGGAGTACCATTTGTGCCAGCATCTGCTCGTAAGTAATTAAGAAATATCGTGTCTCGTTTCGACATGTTTGTTTCATTATCAACCACATCAGTTTCATTGCCGTAGAAAAACTTAACTTGGTCTCTACTTTCGAATGCAACTTTTTTGCCTGTAAACTGGGCAGTATATTGCGATTCATTGTCTCTAATACCAGAATTGTACTCAAATACGACATGAACTTCTTGTGGGACATCAGTAGTCGTATGAATTCGCCACTCCCATTGAGTTGTCGTATTAGATACTACTGCATATTTTAATGTAAATTTTTGATCGATTACAGTCTTGATGGCTGCAACTTCGGTAGCCGTAAATTTAGTTCTAAATCCTCTTACCACATTCACAAGAGTTCCAACTTCTGGAATAAACTTGTTTAATGTAAGTGTATCATCTGCGTATGCAGGTGATGTCGATGTTTCTACTTTCTTGACATCTGCCCAAATAGTTTTTCCAGATGCAGTCATCAATAACTCAACATAGTCTCCCACAAAAACTCCACTACTTGGTGCCTTATCTGTTTTAATTTTCATTCCATCTGTTGCATCAACGTCATAACCTGTAACTGTTGTCGGTGCAAGAACTACCCCAGCCACATTACTTTTGTTTGCATGAAGAAAATTATTTAAAAGACTTGGATGTTTTAGTGCCTTCGTTAATTCATTTCGTATAAAGTTGTCAATCTTTCCTTGTAGTTTATTGTAACTCATTGGAATTGATACTACTTCGTCTTCAACAAATAGACTTCCGTCTGACCCTGTTACACTCAAGTTAGAGTGATGTCCGAGTACATCGTCCATTTCATAAAAACGTGAGTTACCAGCAAAAGAAGTGTTTACTGATTTTAATTTAGTAATTACATTGTTTCCCAAAGATAGAGGATATACATTATAATCTTGTGCATTGACCATTCTATCTTGAGAATAATAACTTCTTGGAGCAATTCTGCGTACACTAGTATATGTCTCACCAGCGAAGTTTTCACCAAAGTCAATTGTGCTTGACATTGATAGTGAAAGTCTATAAGTTCGTCCGTCCGTTCCAACATATGGAATTGTTATAACTTTGTTAAGGATATCATCAGAGTTTACAGAGAAATTATCATTGTCAACTTTTCTGTACCATGCTCTGTAGTTGCCGATTGCGGCGTTGCCAAATACACCATCTGGATAATGTAGTTCAATTCCATTATTATCAATAGAATTTATACTTACGATATCTCCAGAACCAGTTCGCAAACTATTATAGACTGCTGTCTCTCTGCTGTCGTTATCAATTGATGTTACAGTTGATACATATGACCTTGACGAATCTATTTTCTGTACCCATACATCAGAATTAGATATATTAGTCTCGTTTATTGCTTCTATTCTATTTGATATTTTACTATTATATGTGAAGTCTTGATATTCAAGTGACCCAGCGACTGCATAAACAAAGAATCCAGTTCTATCACTTGCTGATCCTAAATTGTCATTTCTATTAATGATTGTAAAATTGTTTGTTGCTTTTGGTTCTGATTCAGCAATCTTGGTATTCTCTGTGTCTAATGATACTGATACTGCCTCAAATCCTCTGCTCTTTCCATCGATGTTAGCATCAAATGAGTAGTTTACACTTTTTGAAGCGGAGTCTTCGTTTATATTATATACAGAATGTTCGATATCTGCAATAGTTAATGTAGACGATGGATTCTGAATTTTAGTTGTGCCAGAAAAAGAAGAATTTAAAATACTGATAAAGTTTTCATACCAATCAATATCATTGCTGTCATTCCAATTGATAACTTTGCCAGCCAGAGTGACGCCTTCATTATCGAGTACACCTTCGTCAGTTGACACACTAGTAATCTTCATGAAGCCTTTTGCATTGATTGGTCTAGTCTTATTGTAGCCTAGTGTCTTTGCCATTTGTAGAATACTTGCTCTACGTTCAGCAGTGTCCATGAAGTTCTCACGAGTGTTCATATCCAATCTGAATGCTAAACTGTGTCCCATGTATGCGACTAAATCTAAGATAGCAATAAATTCTGAACTTGCAATGAAATCATTAAATTTATCAGGATAAGTTTTAACCGTGTATGCTAGTAGGGCTTCTCTGATTGTATCGAAGTCGTATGCTTTAAGGCTGATGTTAGTAAACGCAGTGTATACTGCTGTCCAACTCTCACTTGCAAATAAATTGTCTGTTCGTTCTTGGCTCATATTATTCTCTCTCTAAATCTATACTTAATTCTACTGATTCTCTTGATGGTAGAATTTCAAGGCGCACTTTGGCGCTGATAGTGTGATTCGCATCAGTAACGTCACAACTTACAAAGTTGCATCGCGGATCATCGTTTATAATGTCTGTTAAATCGTCTTTAATTAACCCAGTTGTTTCAGATGTCAATGGTTCAAATAACATATCATGAATGATAGAGCCAAAATTAGGCAACATGACACGCTCACCCTTACGAGTCATAATATGATTCATGAGATCTTCGACCACCAAATCTTTATCAGTCAATCTGTGATTGATAGCTTTTTTATTTTTTGTACTAAAACCAGTGAATAATGCCATTTTGTTCTTTTCTCTGTAGTTAATTACTAAATGTATTTATCATGGTATAAACTTCGCAGTTTTTGATTGACAAATAGGTCCAATAATGTTATCATAGTATATAAATAATACTAGAAATTACAATAAGGATAACAAATTATGCCAAATTTAGTACCAATGGTCGTTGACCAATCAGCAAATGGAGAACGCAGTTACGATATTTTCTCTCGTTTATTAAAAGAGAGAGTGATATTTTTGACTAGCGAGGTTAATGACTACCAAGCAGACTTGATTTGTGCCCAGTTATTATTCTTAGAAGCAGAAAATCCAGACAAAGATATTCATTTTTATATCAATTCTCCAGGAGGAGCAGTCACATCCGGTATGGCAATTTATGATACGATGCAATTTATCGGTTCTGATGTTGCAACTACTGTAATGGGGCAAGCATGTTCTATGGGTTCGTTACTTGCTCAAGCAGGTGCGAAAGGAAAACGACACGTGTTGCCAAATGCTCGTACAATGATACATCAACCAAGCGGTGGTGCAGGTGGGCAAGCAACTGATATGAAGATTCAAGTTGATGAAATGATGAAACTTAAAGAAAGATTGACTCAAATCTACGTGAATCATAATTCTGCTGGAAAAACATTTGATGAGTTGACTGAAGCGATGGAACGTGATAACTTCATGTCAGCAGAAGAAACTGTTGCTTATGGGTTAGCAGATAAAGTTTTAGTAACTCGTTAAGAAAAACCTGGCACGTAACTGAACATCTTTGCAGTTTTTATTTTCTGTTGAGCCAATCGTTCATCTATCGTGCCATTACTCTTTTTTATATCCGATTGAATTTCATCAGTTACAGCATACCAATCGCCCGAATTTATAAGAGCAATCACTGGGCTATTTTCTATAGTACTCGTGCCTTCATTATAAAAGTGATATAACAGTGCATCATATTGTGGTTGTGCTATTTTTACTTTGATAAACTTTTCAAGTATGTTACCAATGTTTCGTAATTGTTTTTCTAAAATAAATTCAGCCGCTTCCTTTGTTATCTTCTTAGATGCGATATCTATGCGAGTACTCGCAACAGTTATATATCCATAATTCGTTTCAGTGTTAGACACTTTATACTTATAACCAACTATACTATCAGTAATATCAAGTGTTGGCTTGTTGTTCAATGTTATAGCATCTTTGCTCATTGATGAAAACACCAGTGTATTAACACTCTCTAAGTTCACTTTCACGTGAGAGAGTATGTAAGTTGGCTTGTCATCTAAGTGGTATCCCGTTCCTAAGTACGTACCAGTTGGGGTTATTACGTGCAACGGCAACTGTATGTAATTTAATAATGAGCCTTTTCGTTTATCGTATATCATTTTTTGATTCCCGAGTTTTTTAGTCCTTCTTCACTAGCAGATGCATATGCAAAATTACTTGTCGTCAATTCTTTTGACTGTGGTCTGATGCACGGCTCGTGCGTTGGCATTGCTGTCACAATTGTTTCTTTAATTTCAGTATTTTCAGAATTTTGCATATCAGCCATTGGGCCAACTAAAATGAGTTCTGACTTTTGTGCAATTGGTCCATTCAAATGTAATATACCACCAGTTGTCACTAAGCAATTTACTCCGACATCGATATTCATTCCTGCTTCACTTTGTATGAACTGATTTCCTTTGCTTCGTAAATGTAATTCTTCAGTAGCATTAATCTTAGTGTTCTTAACACTTCTCATGTTTATATTTTCACCTGCTTCTATGTTTATATTTTTATCAGCACGAAGATTGAAGTCTTTTTCTGTTCTCATACTCAGTGAGCCCTCTGAG